CGTCAGTTAGTTCAGTCAACGAGGCAGAGGATGTTTAATAATGAGTGTATTCATTATAACACCTGCCCCAAGCAACTTCCAGTGAGTGCAAAAGATTTGTGTGGTGAAAATTGTGGTGGTCACAATTGTATTCATTTCGCAGGTTGTCAAACTCCTCAGGTTAAAGAATGTATCCATTATAGTACCTGCCCCAAGAAACTCCCAGTAAGTGCGAGTGCTTTGTGTGGTGAGGGTTGTGGTGGTCCTAACTGTATCCATTTTGTGGGATGTCAACCCAAGTGGGTAAAGGAAAGCCATGATATTCAGGATACCATGCAGGATATGCGTGAGGATATGTTGCCTGATAGAGAACCTCCAAAAGTTGTTGCTGCCAGAAGGCGGGCAGTGTACCGTGCGCGTCAGCGTAAGTATACGTATACATCTAAGGATGTCGCGCAGTTAGGTATGGCGCAAGAGAGCATGCTTGGTAAAGTTAAGCTTAACTATAGGAAGTATGCCAACTGTGTATATAAATACCGTGTTAATGGGCAGTTTGTTCAAACTGCAACCGTGTTTGGAGATAAAGTTCATACTACTCTCCACGGTTATCACGAGGGAAAGCAGGAAGTAGCCAATTTTAATCGTGTGGCAGAGTTGCCTGATAAAATTTACCCGACTTCTGAAGATGGTGGTGTCTTTTTCCACCACGGTGTGTTGAAAGGAGAGAATTTGCAGTTTAGGCCTCCCAAGAATGAGATGGCGATGCTAATTTCCTACACAACAGGTGATGAGAGTGAGCCTAATGTAAGCGTTGGGCAAATCAGCGCTGATGGCTACTCGAACTTTGCTTCCGCTAAAGGAGATTGCGGTGGCATTGTGGTAGCGGTTGATGATGGTAAGATTGTAGGCACGCATGTGGCGGGCGGGAAACAATGTAATAAGTTTGAGCCCATAACCGAGAAACGTGTTAAGATGTGGCAGTCCACTGAGACTGCGATCTTATCAGGCATGGATTTTCAGTGAACCCCCTTCCACCGGTGGCCCTTTTGGAAGAGGGCCACGAGTGGTGGGGGAAGTACCCGGAAGACCTGCAAGATGGCTTCCGAAGTGACGCTAGGCCAAGCGCACTTCATGTCAAAATGCTTCCATCGGATTATTTTCCGATTTTAGGTTCAGTTCCGAAAAAGTTTGTCGGAAGAAATCGTAGGTTTGTAGATATGGAAATCACCCAATTTGAAAATGATACCTCGCAAGAGGTGGATAGATCAAAATGGGGTCTTACGATACCTAATATAGAAGCTGCTTATTTATCACTGTCAAAGTATGCGAAGAGTACTCCACCGTTGGACGAACGCAAAACTGATGCTATTAATTTAGCTTTTGACTGGATGACAAAGCATTTCCAACCCTTTATGTGTGATTCACGGGTGAAGACTGTAGACGAAGTTTTACCTAAATTAGACCTGAGTACATCTCCAGGTTTCCCGTGGACGCGTAAGTATGTTAGAAAAGTGGATTTGCTGGAGCAGAGACCTGAATTTCTGAGCCAGTATGTGCCCGTAGATTGGGATCGACTTTTGTCTCCTGACTACGTAGCCGTGTTTGGTAATTCCCTCAAAGAAGAGGTGAGACCACAAGAAAAACTCGACCTGAATAAAATCCGTACATTTACGGCAGGTCCGATAGAGATGACAATACACGGAAATCGTCTGTTTCAAGATATGAACGAGAAGTTATATGCCTCGCATTTACAGACGGCCAGCGTGGTCGGTTTTAGTCCGCAGCACCAGGGGTGGGACAGATTTTACAAGAAACTTTGTTCCCACCCACAAGGGTTCGCAACCGACGGAAAAGAATATGATAGTTCTCTTAGACAGTTCCTTATGTGGGGTTGTGCTAAGTTTCGCTGGGAAATGCTTCGTGCAGAAGATCAAACTGATGCCAATCGGCTTCGTATGCAACATTATTATATGAATTTGATCAATACTCTGATTATCACGAGTGAC